GTGCCCAACGGACGGGGGTACCCCCCCTACCCAAGGGGGGGGGCTCGATTTTTATCGGCTCACTTTCTTTCCGTTTCCTTTTTCGAGGTGTTCGTGGCACGCACGGCACACCGCCAAAAGATTCCGCGGGTCCATCTTGAGAGCAGGGTTGATCTCCAGTGGCACGATGTGATGCACTTCGTCGCTTGGTGCTATCCCGCACCGTTGGCACAATGGGTTGTTCTGCCTGAGCTTCAGGCTCAACCGTGTCCAACTGCCTCCATAGGCTAGACGCTTGCCACGTACCTCTGATACCAGCGCCGCGTACGGCGATTTCCACGTCCTCATCTTTCATCTCCTTGCCTTTGTTGGTGACGGGTGACGCTTGGTGACGCTTGTTTGCATATGAGTAGCCACGGGCGCGCGCGTGCGCGTGCGTGCTATGTCAGAAAGAAGCGTCATAAGTGTCACCAATTGAATTAATCCACGTTCTGTAGTTGGAATATTGCCAAATGTCGATTTCATTATGTGTCACCCAATGCGTCACCATGTGTCACTAGCGTCACCCCTGAGAAGCCACGTGAGTGCTTCGTACGCTCTGCAACGATCCCACGGGCCTTTAGGTCTGGACCGAGCCGCCTCATGCTCTTTGGATGTATGCCGTTCTGAGCACACCAGTGGCTCCATGACGCCATGATCTGTGCGCTGCTGACCCATCCACTCTCCACCCTAACGGTGCAATCCTGCAGCCAAGCGCCAACCGTGTCCTGATCGTCGAGGTAGCCCGCCGTTGCCTTCAGGATCGATTCCGGTGGACGCAAGCCGCCAAGAGTCGCCCACTCCTCAAAGCCCTCCATGGCCCAACGTAGGACGCCTCCCGCCTCCTCCCTCAGTTTCGCTCCCAGGTCGCCATCCGGCTTCTCTGGCTTGTTGGTAAACGGCACCATGCACAGCCGCCTACGCATGGCATCGTCAACCACGGCGATTTGGGGCGCATGGTTCCCCACCACCAGCAGCTTGAAGCACGGCGTGAACTCGAACCAATCCTGCCTCATGTGCCGAGCCACCACCACATCGCCGCCGGTGAGTTGCTTGAGCTTCGCGTCATCCCATTTGCGCCCTTCCTGCGTTTCATTCGCAATGGCCAGGCGTGCACCCTTGAGCATGGCGATTTCTGCCGGATGGCGATCGCCCTTGCTTTCCATCAGCGCATCCATTGGCAGCGTCTTCGCGTACTCGCCCCAGGCATAGCGAATGGTGTCCACGAACACGCTCTTCCCGTTGCCGCCTGGTCCGTGGATAAACAGAATGCAGTGTTCCTTGGTGCTCCCGCTCAACGCGTAGCCGGCCCAGCGCTTCAAGAACGCAACCACCTCGGCATCGCCTCGAGCAGCCTCGAGCAGGAACGCTTCCCACCTGGTGGTGCTTCCACCTGGTCGAACGCCTACGCGCTTCGTGATGCTTAGATCGAGCAGCCGGTTGATCGCGCTCCCTTCGATCAGGTCATACACATCGTCAGGCGCACCAAAGCCCCACAGGTGTTGATCCCAGTCCGCGCTACCAACCACCAACCCATCGAACGATTCAGCCACGGACGCGAAGTAGCGCGCCCAGCTGCCAGTGTCGTTTGGATTCGCTTTGGCTGCGCCCTTGATGATTTCACCCTTCACCATGTTCAGCCGGTCGCGCTCCCATACTCCCGACTGCGCGCGCGTGTACCAACTGTTGCTATCCACGCACCACCGATACTCCAGCTTGATCGCTTCTTTGCACCACTGGCGTGCAGCGGCGTTCGCCTTCACCTTTGATTCTTCTTGCATTTCCATATCCATCCTCCATGAAATGGCCGCAGGGGTGCGGCAGCACGTCCGACCCCCTGCGGTGCGATCACTTGACCGCGTTTGCTCGTTGTTCGCTTTCAATTGTCCGGAACACCAACTGCGCTAGGTTGTTCAGCCTCTGCAGCGCATCCGATTCATTCAGCCGACCAGCACTCACCTCATCGCAAATGCTTTCGATGCGCCGTGCGATGGTCTGAATGATGTTGCCCTGCAGACTTGCCTTGTCGCGGAAGTGGTCCACCTCTCGCTGCAATCCTGCCGACGTACTGCGCCAGTATTCCGTGTCGTACTTGCGGATCGGGATCATTCCTCGCCCCGCTTCCGCACCGGTTGGCACGCTTCGTGGTCAGGCACAAGGAACAGCAGTAGGAAGACTCCCACCGACACCAGGCACGCGATCCCTGTGAATAGGTCAGCCATTGCGGACCTCCAGTAGCGCAGCTTCGATTGTGCCGTAATGGGATCGCGCGGCCGACCGGACCAGCTGCCTGATCACGTGAACCTTGCTCGACCCGTCGTACTTCGCTATCGCCTCAAGTAGCCCGTCAGTGATGAGGTCTACCCCGATCATTCGCCGCTGAGTGTTGCGGTCCTTGCTGTCCATGCTGCGTCCTCCAAAGGAGACGCATATCGGGCAGTGCAGGATAACGTTTGGCTGTTACGTTAAATTCGATTTCAGCCATCCGCAGTCCTGACGTACACCCCCTATATGCGCTTAGTACGCATCTTATCGACAGCCGAGGAAATTTGCTTGAGCCTTTCAGCGGTTTTTTGAGCAATTTTGCTTGTGCGCTTCTCTTCGTCCTGAGCCACCAATAATCTTCGTACTGCGCGCTCATAACTAAAGCCCACCTTGAAGCGCCAATCCCAGTCGGCCCCAGGGTCACACGTGATCGTCCACTTGCCGCGGGGATCGGTATCCCGACGGCAAAGCCACCATTCCCCACGCTGACGATCCAGTTTTTCTATTAGGCCCCGGTGTCTCATGACCGGACGCTATCAGGTTTACCGCTTAAACCAACCAAGGATTTTTCCTACCCACCCTGGCGTCGCCTTGTTCAGCGCCGCCTGCCGCTTCTGACACGCACCGCAGGCTTTTATCCCCACCGCCTTGGTCGCGCCGGCAACCACATCGCCCACACCTGGCGTCGGCTTCGCGCCCGGAATGATCAGCGTATCGCTTTGAACCGGCTTTCCATCCACAATGTTCCAGTATTTCATAGCACTTTTACCTTCGTAAAGTCCCAACCAGCGCGCCGCATGAGATCGAAAATCCCGGTACTGCACGCGCATTCGACCTCCGGCGGATTACACGCAGGTTCGCACACCTCAAACGGGTAATTACAACACCCCTTCGGGAAGTAGATATCGCTTGTGCAGATCCCCGTCCGGATTGGAATGTAATCTCCGACCTGCATTCGGCACTTGTTGCCGGGGCCGGTGTACTGGTCATTGCAGTGCTTGAACATCACCCACACGTGCCGCTGTTCGTACACCCACACGAGGCCATCGTCCTCAGTGCCCAACAATGAGCCCTTTGGCAGTTGGATGAAATAGACCCCACCTGGCCCCAGATAGATGTCGGTCGCCAGGTCGGGACACACCGCGTACGGCACCTCCTCGGGCGCAAAACTCACGGCAAAGGTCGCGAGGATCTCAAGGCAGAACATTGACGATCGGTGGGTGATGTCATCCGCGCAACCGCCACCGCACCACATCGGGAATCTGCCCGGGTCACTCGGGCCAGTGCACGGAGAGAACCACGCGATTCGTCCGTAGACCACGCCGACGTGCGGGTCATTTGTCGGGCTGAGCTGTTGGTAGTTGGTCTGGCCACCGCCCAAGCAATCACACGCGCACGGCGTGATGATGATTGATGGATCGCAGCATGGGGTCGCGCCGATCCCGCACGCTCCGCAGGCCCTCCCAAAAACACCATGGCTTTCCCGCAGGTCCGCAAAGTTGATCGCGGATGGAGCCGCGCCGCCTGGTGGCGGGCAATTCACCCATCCGGGAACACTGCTGATTGTCTTCACTACAGAGATCGCGCCGAACTCTTTGGCCGCATTGCCGTGGTCTTTCACTTGGTTTACCGCAATACATCCACTTTCCGGGTGACCTGGTGGGCAATCAAACATAGTACCCATCCAATGCGTGGCCCATTGGAATCGTGCCTGGGCGTTCTGTCGTAGTGGATTGGCCGTCGTACAGATCCAAGTCGGATACTGCCCGCCATCGCCTGGGTAAACAATAGCCTGCGGTGGGCAGTCCTCATAGATGGTTCCTTCCCAACCGGGACCACCGCGGATACACCCACTGATCGCACCAACTGGCAAAGCCGGATCGCCTCGATCGCAATTCTCACCCGGACCCGGTTCGTATTTGCTGCACGATGCCGGCCGGCAAGTTACCTCCAGCTCTACGGAGAAGCCGAGCGGTCCCAGTGTTCCGCAATCAGCCAGCACCGCATCGCAGTTCCCTTCCTCACAGTTGGGATCGGTGCAGCCGGTGGCGCAACAGCACTTCTTGTGACTCATTTGCTTGCCTGCTTACGGCAATACAGGTAGCCCCCGACTACACCGCATACGCCGAGCATCAAACCCCACCAAAGACTCCCTATGAAACTCTCGATCGATGCAATGATCATTTCTTTCCCTTCTTAACGGTGACTGGTCGGAATTTGCGAAACACTTGGCCAAGTTGACAACCGGCCGCGAAAGTCGTGCACAGGAGCGCTATAGCCCAAATGGTCAGTTGTGTAGTTGTGAGATGCATCGCTATTTCCGTGGTATGTAGGTGTAGACAATCACTCCGAGCACTACTGCAATCACTCCAGCGCTCGCCCATGTCAAGGTGCTGTAAATCGGATGGACGTCATCGGACACGAACGGTATGGCGTCATGCACCGCATTGGCCTGCGCCTCGATGCTGTCGAGCTCCGCGCTTGCGGCTGCAAGGTGCGCCCGTGCAACCGCTGCGCTTGCTGCGCTCGATGTCGCTGCGTGCGATATCAAGGCCGTCTGCGAAGCGCATCCGCTGCTCAGGATCAGGATGATGAAGAGCGCGAGGTGGATCATGCGGAAACTTGAGATATATTTGATAACATTTTTGTCGCCACAATTCCATATCCAAAGTTTGAGATATCGCAGTCGTAGCCAGCGTAAATAAGACCACCAGATGCTGGATACAGATTGATTGCTGTCGGCATTAGCGTTGTAACCATTGGACGCAAATGTGACGTATCTAAAGCAAAAGTACTTGTGTTGAAGTTATAAAGTCCTCTTGCAGTTAATGTGTCTGAAGTAAACAGCTGTGAGATATCACAGACAGTAACTCCCAACTCGGCATTTGTTGTTGCCCATTCGTTGGCTGCCGCATAAAGGTTTGTCCAGCTTGATGAGGGGACCGGGTGTGTGACTGAGAATATGAATGCAAGATCCGTTTCGGGATATCCAAGTCCAGTCCAAAGATTTCTAATCGTTGTAACAATTCCTGAAGAACTAACGCCCCAACTTGTTGGACTAGCTGGGCCGTTGATGCCCCAGTTTCCCCACACAATAACTCGACCAGTTCCACTAGCAGCGATTTGCCTAGTTCTTAGTTCATAAAGAAACGATTCCAACATCTTTGAACTCTCCGAAAGTTTGGTGCTAATTTGTGCGGCAGTTGCTCCGCTTTCAAAGCAGAAATTGCTTACGGAGTACCCTTTATACGAAGTACGAATTACGCTTTGATAAATAGCAGCAAACGGGCCAGTAGGTTTGTAGGTTGCTGTCTGGCCATAGCCGTCCCAGGTACACATATATTGGATTGGGGTGCTTCCACTTTTTGGAGCGTTAAACGGCAGGATTCCAGTTGAATACCCATAGCCGCCTGATGTTGGAATATCGGCGCTTGATCCCGTCTGTAATGCACCAGAAGCATTCAACACGCATAGCCGATATTTACCACCCGATGTAACAAATTTTCCATGCACTACTCGGTATTGACACGCAACCCCGCCAGCATTTGATCCAAGACTTAGCATCGAAGCGCCAGAAATGCTTATGTTGTTGGGAAATGTCGATGTATAAGTAACAGTAGATGCAACGAATGATGGAACTGGTTCAATTATTCCAAACGTGTGCGGCAAATTGCTTGAGTTGTAACCTAGATGAGTTTTCAACCCAACAGCGTCTGCATCTGCTGCGGTGGCTGCTGTATCTAATTGGCGCATTCCTGTAGATGGTGTTGCGTAGTCATTTCCTCCAATATATGTACCCGTATTTGGACTGAGCATTCCCGCAGCCCAACCATTACCACCACCAATTTTTCCAGTAGCAAGTAGTGGTGTTGCATAAATTGGAATGCCCAAACTCTGCAATGCTTTAGCAACACCAACGGTATATCCCTGACCGTTTGCAGCAGTAGCACTTGGATAAGTGCCAGCGTTACTGTCGCCAATGACCATGAAATCAATGGAATCGGTACCAGCGATTGCATCTTTCAGCATCTGCGATGCTCTTGTGGATCCGTAGACGTATGAATCAGCACCTAATGATAAGGCGGCTTTACGAAGCATGGAGGTGTACATTTATGGAATGCTTTCTGCTGTGATGCGTGCGAAGATGGTTGCAATGTGTCGGTTCTCGCTGCCCGATGTTGGGTCGGCGTAGAGCACGATGGTTCCCCAAGAGTTGGCGTCTACGGTCAGCGTTTGCGCGGCAGTCCAGGCAACCGTGGCAGTGCCGCCGCCGGCGTTGACAACGGAACCGGAGCCGGTGATCGTGATCGTGCCCACGGTGATCTTGCCGACGGGCGTGAAGTTCGTCCAGTTGAAGTTCGCCCCGTCATCGTGCACGTGCATCGAGATCGAGAACACCTCACCTTTGCAGATGACCTGGGGCGGGATGGGAGTGACGAGCGTGAGATTGGCCATTAGGTGCACCGGATAGGGTTGGGACGATCAAAGAACGGGTACGCCTGGCCGAATGAGTCGTAGACGACGTAAACCAACAACTTCGCCTCGAGGCCAGATGTGGTCCAGGTGCTGCCGGCGTAATTGCTTCCCACCGGTCCGATCGTCGCCGACGGACTGCTCAGACTCATGCCGTCCACCTCGGTCGCGGTGTTGTATTCCTCGCGGATGTTGCGGCAGTTCGTGAAGGCGAATCGGGAGTCCGTTGCGCTGGGTGGAATGCCCGTGCCAAGCACGCCGGCGGGCGTCCACATCCTGGTCGTGTATTTCCACCGATTGGACTGTCCGACGATCAGCGTGGCGCTGATCAATTCGCACAGACCCTGCGTAACGATCTGACCCTTTAGGAGCTGCTCGTGGGCCCACACCATCGCCTCGCCGTAGCGCTGCGTAGTGTTCGCGGCCGACTGCCAACCATTGCACACCACGGCATTCGCCTTGCCGTACATACCGCCGTGAAACAGTGGTTGCGAGTAGGACATCAGAAGAGCATCGGCGGGTACGCCTTGACCAAATCGTCCTGGATGGTGGTGGGAAGGAAATCGGTGTTAAAATCTGTCACCAACGGGAAACGCTGATACCAAGCCACCTTTTCGCATTGCTGGATCGGCTGTAGGGCGATGCTCACACCCGGCAATAGATACGGGAGGCCAGTGGAGTTCGGGACCGGCATCTGCTCGACGTGGTAGTAAGAATCAAAGATCCACGTGTGCACAATGCGCCAGATCTCACGATCGAGGGTCGCGGAAAATCCTTTGTAAAGCATCGTGCCGATCGACGCCTCCATAAATGGTTCTTCGTTTCGCTTGTTTACTGCTTCGTAGAACGTCTGGAATGGCGGATCGACTGGTTCGGTGGTAGTGATTAAGGGTGTGCGATCCCACTTGTACTCGAGCTGCCTGGTGATCTGTGGCAATTCCTTGACGCGAGGATTTCCGTGTAGGTCAATTTTCGTGCCGCCAATATCAGCGGTTGGTGGCCAAGCGACGGTTCCATTGACTGGCAATGTCAAACCTGTGCCGGTTCGATACTCCGAATACTGCCGGCCGCTCAAGCTCATGGTTTGCTTCGCGCCGTAGCCTTGCTTGGAGGCGTCGACCGGCTCCATGGTTGAATACACCGCGGTCACGCGCCAGGTGTACGGAACAGCCGGCTCAGGAACAGCGATGACCGAACGGCACACGAGGCTTGCGATAAACGTATTGATGGTCGCCGGCGGGTAGGTATGAATTGCCTCCGCCGGCCGGGTCTGCACCATTGGCATCCCGGTCTGTGTGAGCACCAAGCCATCGCCGGGGTATGCCTCGCCGGAGGTAGTCGGTTCCCACCAGGCCAAGTAGACGGCCGTCATCGTGGTTTCATCGACGTTCTCGAAGTTCCACTGGCGTGACTCCTTGATCTCGAGGATCCCGTAACCCATTACTGTGCCCCCCCGCGTAAAGATCGATCAATCGCCCGTAGATGCATGATCTGTTCTGCGCTTCCTTGTGCACCAGGCGCGGCAGTGCCTTGATACGCGTAGTTCTGGGCGTTTGCAAGTTCATCGACTTGCCCAAGCATTTGGGATCGAGTGTCCATAGCGCCTCGGATATCTCCGCTGAATAGTTTCTCAATCCCAGAAAACCATGTGCCGCCCATCTCAAGCAACATATCGCTCGTCGCGCCCAAATTTGCGCGCCCTCGACCAACTGCTCCCATACCTGCATTGATGCCGCCGGCGTTGCGCTCAACGCGCGCCGCCGCACCGGTGGCGATATCGCCGGCAGCCTGGGAGGTCTGGATCGATCCAGGCGTGACCGCTGCACCGATCCGGATGTCTGCCTTCATCTTGTCAGCGTTTGCAATCGCGTTTGCACCCATCGCCGCTCCTGAATACTTAAGCGCCGCGCTATTCAATTCCGCCATCCGGCGCTCGACACCCTGGAACACCTGCGAGATCCCCTGGAACGCCATCTGCGTCATCTGTAGGGTTGCGGTGATACCCGCCGCAGCTGCGCCACTCCGAGCCGTCTTGTTCAGCTTGCCAAGTTCCGCGGTTGTCTTGGCGACGCCACGCGTGATACCACTGGTATCCATCTCCGCGTAGATGACTGACTTCATGCTCTTATCTGCCACGGTTCATTCCCTTCTTACGCAACCACGGGACCAATTCAGAAGGCCGCTTGTGGGTCAACGCGGACGCAATGATCGTCAGTAGGTATTCGCACCGTTCATTGGTGGTCAGTTCCTCCGCCAGTCCTGCGTCCATTTGCATCCTCATTTCTGGGCTTGCGTTTCGGTAGAGCCGCTTGGTAGCGGCGTTGTAAAACGGGGACGGTTCACCTCGTCAATCAGCGCGCTTGCCACTTCATGGTCGAGTGCGCCAACGTCCGCACCAGGCGCGAACAGCGGCGAGCCATCGGGAAGCGTGAACAACCGCGTCCACCAGAACTGCATATCGCCGGCTAATGAGATATCTGCGAGGGTCGCACGCCGGACCACCACGGGACCGATGCCGACAATCTCCACCGTGCGCGGAGCCGATGAAATGACCTTTGACGGGTCGAGGCTCACTGTTGCTCCCAGCTCAGTTCCCAGGTGCCGGCGCCGGTGCCGTCATCGCTGAACGATGCCGACGTGATCTGGATATTCCAGACAGCCGGAGTTCCTGACACGTCCATAGTGTTCCAGTACGCGAAGTTTCCCTGGTCGGTGTACTTCAGGGTCAGTACGGCGTTGACGCTGTTCGCCAACGAAGTCGGCATCAAGTGAGCCCGTAGATTGTCATCAGCAGTGGAACTTTGACGGAACAACGTCAACGATCCGGAAATCCGGGTGCGTCCGGGCGCGTACTTCTTGCGCCAGTCACCGATCGCCGTCACTTCGAGCGAGTCCTTCTCGATGTTCAGCGTGAAGCTCTTGACCTGCATGGTGATGCCGGAGGATGCCGTGAAGCCCGAGAAGAGGATTACGCCGCCGTAGCCTGAGATGAGAGCCATTAGTATGCCTTTGCAAGGATTGTCATTACGAGTGATACGACGCGCTCGGCGTCACTTTGTCCGTCGTCTGGTGTCTCTGTGCGCGCAGTTGCGTTCACTGCCACAAGCACCAGCACAATGTCACGCGCCGTGTCATCGATGTTTCCCGTAAATACGGAAATCAAATCGTCCGCCACGGTCCATGCCGTCAATGCAGTGTCAGCCACGCAATCGGCGGTCACCTGCATCGTGTAGTGAGGGATCACCTTCCCAGGCAATGCCACCTCGAAATCCACCTGGGTGATCTCATAGACAATGCACGGCGTCGAGTTGCCGGCGCGGCGTAGTCCTGCGGATACGTCATGACCCGATAAAACCATCGTGTCGTAGAGGGTCTGTGCTGCATCGCTGATAGACACTATTTACCCCCCAGCAGCTTCTTGGCTTCCACTAGCACCTCGCGAGCCATTGCGTCGGTGATTCGCCCGATTGCCGAGCGCGCCCAATTCAGCGCCCGACCACTACCGGGAATGCGGCGCGCGCCACCACCCACCGATCGGAATCGTGCAGATGTCCAACGGCCAGTAGTGTCACGGTCCTGCATCTTTGACCAGGTATTGCCCTTGCCTGGTGACGGGTTCGCGGAGTTTGTGTACTTCTGCGAGCCGCGTCCGCCGTGCTTGTATCCCTGCTCGAGCAGATGGAACACGCCCTGCCGACCACGCGCAGCCACTCCACCCTTCTTGCCGTACCGGATGCCCATCTGCGCGATCAGTTTCGCTTGTGGGCCAGCGCCGCCGCGCTTGATGGTGATGCCCGTAGCGCTCGCCATTGCCTTCCGGTGGAGGTTCTTGCCGCGATAGGGTCCAGTGCCGACTACGCCGCGAAGTTCCGTCACAAACGGACGTAGCGCCCTGCGGATGCCCTTGCGCCGTGCTTGCTCGTTGAGTTCCGCGCTCAGCCGGCCAAGCGCCTGCGCTACCGTCGAGTTGTCGACCTGCAAATGCATCTGCGTCGCGCCCGAATTGACCGCTGGCCGTCGGTACGGCCGAGCCATCACGGTCATATCGCGATCGTGTTGCCTCATTGCGTCACCTCGGTGGCCAGAACTCGGAGCCGCTTCCTGCGCCCGTTGTCCGGATCGATCACGCTTGAGATGTTGTAGGGCGTAACACCGAGTAACAAACGGGACCGAGCCGCTACCAGTGGGCTATATGCCGTTTCAATTTCGATATCTGTCCTGACCGACACGCCCAAATCGTCGACCACTTCCCGCTGTGCGTACTTGATGATCCCGCGGACCGTGCCCACAGTGAGCCAGGCTAGATCAGCCTGACCAAGAGCATCCACCGTCTGGGTGGACTGCTGCACAGTGAAGACGTCGCGCCAGAATCCACAGCCGGCCATGGATCATCCGATCGATTGTGTTCCGTGCATCCGTCGAATAGTCTGGATGAACGGGTGGGGCTCCGGGGTTACGGCGTCATCGCCACGGAATGACTCGATGTGACCCACCTGAATCCGAATGGCTAGCCACTCTTCGTCGGTAATGTCCTTCAATTCCTTGGCAGTCGCGGCCATCCACGCCGACAACGATGCAGCCAGAGCGGCCCCGATGGCCGGATCGTCCTCGTTGTGGGTGCGCTTCAGCCACGCACGCACGTCCGCCAGCCCAGGTTGTGTTGCAGGTATTGACATAGCACCTCGCTATTGCGGGGTGAGGTCGAAACCCCACCCCGCAACTGCTTGAGAGGATGATTAGGACGCAGTGACCTGGAGCTGAACGATCGCCTTTGCGCGGGTGAACGCGGAGTTGGCGAACATGGTGCCTTGGAACTTCACCTGGCCGGCGCCGGCAAGCGTCAGAGCATCGCGGTCGATGTTCATGCCGCCCCACTCGCGTGCACAGAACGCATCTCGCACGTTGCCGCAGATCAGCATGGTGTTAACCTGGCCAGCTGTAGCCTTGTAAACAGGTGCAAACTCGGTGACGTAAACCGGCAGGCCCATCAGGGTGAACCCTGCACCGGCTTGACCGACGGCATCGGCGGACGGGATGAATACCGGCACGTTGTTGATCGTCAGTCCAGCGATCGCTGCGTAGACGTCCTGCGACATCACCCACGCGCTGCTGTTCCAGTAGGAAGCAGGGAGAAGGCTGTAACGCATTGCGGTGAGATTGGTAACCGTTACACCCGCGGTGATTGCGGTTGCACGTGTTGCACCACCAGCGGCCACGGCCTTGATCGTTGCGCCCGAGTTTGTTGTGAACAAGCCTACTGGCTGCTGAGTTGTTGAGCCGACCGGGGATCCGGTAGTTCCTAAACCGCCCACGTAACCGAACTCAAGGTTGCGTGCGAATTGGCGCATCAGGTTGTCGACGATTTCAGCCTCGACATCGAAGTTACTTTGTGCAAGCGTTTGCTTCGTAACACTGGTGTACGGCAAGCAAGCCGCAGGAACCAAAGGAGACTCGGCGAATGCCGGATTGATTTCCGTGCTTGCTTGAGTTCCAAGATCGCCGGGTGACCATGCATTGGTGAATGATGCACTTTCCAGGGTGTTGTAGCGGATGGTCTGGTAGCCCTGACAGCCGGTGCGAAGCTCTGCGAGGTTGCGAACGACAGTCGCAGCATCGATGTACTTCATGATCATGTCTTCGTACAGCTTCGGGATCATCACCGAACTACTATCGGTTGACTTCAAGGCCGCACGAACTTCAGGCTGACGGCCACCGCGCATAAAGCTCGTCCACTGGTCGCGGTAATCGTTGGTACTGCGGTACTCGTCGCGCTGATCGCGGCGATCCATGGTGCGCTGGATCGGGGTAGCAGCCTCGCGGATGCCATCAGCGGATGCCATCGCAGCGTCGCGGGCCTCAACGATTTCCTCGATCTGTGCGGCGATGTCGGCGCGGTTCTCTAATTCAGTGCCTTCGACGTTCTGTGCGCGCAGTTCTGCGAGCTTTGCATTCATGGTGCGGATGTTCATTGACTTGATTACCTTTGTGATGACTGGCGTTTCTTGTGATCTGACGAATGAAGTCGTGGCGTTGTATGCACCGACTTCGACTAGTGAAATTTCTCTGAGATTGACTGAGTTGAGCGTGCGCTTCTCACCGGCCCACGAATCACCACCAGGTGGAACCGAAAACCCGAACGACATTTCGGACACCACCCCCCGCCGCACCAAGTCCAGCACGTCTGAATCACGCTGACTGTCTCCGAGTTGTGCGGTGTATTTGAGGCCTTGCGCGTCTGATTCCAGCGTGAGTGTGCCACTCTTGGTGTTGGCGAGAATCTGCTTGGAATCGTGCATGAACCACAGCGACGCACCGGCTGCGATCGATGCATCAAACGCACCAGGCGCGATGCGCTCGGTGAACGTGCCCTTTGCACCCATGAGCGGCTTGCTCCATGAGTTGTAAAGCGCGGCATAACCGGTGATGGTCTTGCCTTCAACGGTGCCGATGGATGCCTGGCGTGTCTCAAGATCACTCATACGGTGGGTCACCTTCTCCCGCGTCTGCGAGATTTGCGGTCGGCGTGATGCCTGAGATCACCGGAGCGGGATCGTCGAGGCCGGAGATGCGTGGCAGACCCAGGCGAACGCGTGCATCGTTTGGTGCCAATACGCCGACTTGCACCAGTGCCGCGTACGCCTTGCCGGCTGTGCGGAAGTCGCCTTGCGTAATCGGAACGAGATCAGTTTTGATGCGCTCACCTGGTGGGAGCAGCTTGCGCGAGAGTTCGGCATCGATGCCGGCGCAGAACGGAGCGAGGCAATGCGTCACGTACGCCTGAGCGATCTCCGGCTGTGAGCGTCCCTCACCCTGGTAGAGCAGTTGTGGAGGCACGCCGAATGCACGCGCCACTTCCTCTACGCCCATGCGTTTCGCGTCCATCAGACGAGCCGCAGCGTCCGCAGCCATCTGCGAAGCCTTCATGCCTTCGCCGAAGAACGCCGGGAAGCCGAGTTTGTCTGCGCCGCTGTGTTGCTCTGCCCACTTGGAACGCATCGAATCGCGCGCCGTAGCAGTCAGCGGCCCGGGGTGTTCAATCGCCAGCTTTCCGACAAAGCCGGATTTAGCAAGCTCTTCGATAGCCTGGTCCAGAATGGCTTGAGTCCCAAGCACACGTGAGCATTGATCGATCGGAGACACCCCGAGCCAAGGACTGCGCGGGTCCGTCGAGGCCCGCACATGGATCAGACTTGAGTCGTCAACCACTTGTTTGTTGATGATGTAGCGGGCTTGTGACCCCTTAATCTCAACGCCGACGGCGGACGGGTCAATCGGATCCAGGGCTACCGGCTCGCCGGTGCGGATGTCGCGCCGGATGAATAGGTAGCCATTGCCGAAGTAGAGAGCCGAAGTCGCCAGCCACTTACGCATCTCGTACCCACTCAGGAAGGACGCGGTGTCCCCGTAGAGGAGGTCGACTGCCGGCGAGTCTTGCACTACTGACCCGTCGCGGCGCGTAACAGTGAGGTCGAGCCGCGCTGAATCGGTGCTGATCAGATTCACGGCACGCACAATGGCGGGGACGCCGAGTAGATCAGTGGATACCGTTGTGAGCGTCAGCGGTGTGTAGCTGATGATCGTTTGCGCGGTCGATCTGCGGAAGAATTGACCCAACCATGATCCCATTGATGCACTACACCATGAGAATTCACGAATGCAATAGCGCCTACATACACCGCGTCAACGGCGTGTAGACACTATTTCAGATTGTGTATGCGGCGTACATACGCGCAGTAATCAGAAGCCCGGTTGAGTCTCGTACATACTGCCTCCCATGATCTGTAGATCGTTCAACACCCGCGCCGCCATGACCTGCGCGGTGAGTGCATCGATGTTGCTGGTGCTCTTCTGCTTCACCGGCATCGCCAGTCCGGTCAGACCAACGTAGAGCCGAGCGGACGCCAGGCAGGCACGCAACACCGGATCGGGCTTGCAGCGAATGCGCTCAGCGCGAATCCAATCGCTCCAAACCGCCCAACCGCCGCCCATCCAGACGATTGTCTGCGGCGCTTTATGCCATTTCCACCCGTGTTTCCGCTCCATTTGAGCTGCCCAGGCGCTCGCTTTGCCAACCGGATCGGCCACAAAAGCACGCACGTCGTACGTCCTGCAGATCTCCACCAGCCTCGCTTCGACCAAATCGAGGTCGATTGTCGGGCCTCCAGCCAGTGAAAGTGCGTGATCGTCCACCCATTTCTGCAGTGGTTGGCGCGTGCGCTTCTCATCGAAGGCGATATCAGCGCCCGCCCACCAGTGGTAGCCACGCGTGTGCACCTTCGTTCCATCCCACACCGCCAAGCACAGCGAGGTCAGATCGCACTGCGAACCGAACGCGAAGCCGCCCTGGCTGAAGTCCACCGCCACCACACCGGCTGCGCCCTGCAACATATCCCAGTCCTCATCGACCGAAACACGGTCCAGAAGCTCGAGCGGAAGCGCGCCGGCAAGGTCATCCGTGAACGTAGCGAGCTCCTGCAGCCACGTTTCCTCCCGTGCTTTCGGGTCTGCGGTCGCCAGTGCGTTCGCGATCTTGTCGCGGATGACGCGGATACCAGCACCAAGCACACCGGCGCTCGGGTTCGCGTGCTGCACCGCCAGGTCTGAGTCCGGCACATCATCCGTGTCCATGCCCCAGAGCATCGCCCACCAGCCCTCCGGCAGCGGCGTCCCCTGGTCGATCGCGAGTTCGCACGCTTGCCAGTACGGCCACAGTTCCCGCGACTTCTGATCGCGGTCCGGCGTGGTGATGAACAGCATCTGACCCGTCGGTGACTTCGTGACCGATGACATTCCGCGTAAAATTGCAGCGTCCATGCGACTAGCCTCGTCCGCGATCAGAAGCCGGGGCACCAGGCCGTCCATACTTTGATCAGTGGACGGGAACGCGTTGAATACAGCCTTCTTGTGTTGGATCAATCCGGACGTAGTTGAAGCACCCCCACCCACCGAGCGCCACCGGTCCTCGCCGTTGTGCATCTTTGCGATGCGCCCGTGGATGATGTTCGCCTTCATCTGATTGGTCGCCACCGCGCACAGTTCCATGTCCTCGCCGGTGGAGAGCAACCACTCGAGCAGCGCTACCACCAGCCCCGTCTTGCCGGCTCCACGGGCCACCGACCACAGCGCGTAGCGCGTAGCCGGAGTGCCGTCATCC